GATATAAGCCGGTCAATCAATGGTGATGAGGTCAACGATGATACCGATGGCTTTGCCGCTGAGTTTATACAGGATTGCGACAATGCAGGCAAGCCATTGCAGGAATTTACCCGCGAGGCCGTCACCCTTGCCCGCCTGCATGGAGTTGTTTTTATCGTTGTTGACAACTTTAAAACAGAGGATCAGCCGGAAACAGTGAAAGAGGCAGAGGATGCCCGCCTTTTTCCTTACGTGTATCTTCAAACAGGAAATCAGGTTGAGGCGGGGGCCTGGATGACTGACCAGTGGGGCAATATTGAAAGCATTACATTTATTGCAGATAGCGAAATGGTCAAAAATGCCCAGGGTGTTATTGAAGAAAAAAAACGATGGGTAAGATGGAGTATAAATCTATGGGAAAAGCTGGGCAAAACAGATGCCGGTGACTGGATCGTCTTGGAAGAAAGAACAAATGAACTCGGCAGGGTGCCGGTAATTGCCTTGTATGCTTCGGTGAAAATGGATCCCAAAAATATACTGGTTGACCCGCCACTATATGATATTGCAAAGCTCAATCATGCTATTTTTAATAAAGACTCAGAAGTCAGGGACAATGAGCGGGCGCAGGGCTTTTCTATGCTCTATGTTCAAACAGATAAGGCCGGGGCTATAACCGCTGGATTACATAACTATATGGCACTGCCAATGGACACAAACATTCCGCCCGGTTATGCCTCGCCCGACAGTTCTATTCTCACCGGCTTGGTAGAAAACGGGGAAAAGTTAAGAGAGGATTTGTTCAGGATATCCGGGCAGAATGGTGTTACTGGCGTGAAAGAGGCAAAAAGCGGTATTGCGAAACAGTGGGACTTTATTGCTCACGAGCTGGTATTAAAGAAAACATCCAAAATGGCAACCTGGACAGAGGAACAGACAATGGATCTTTTCATACTGTACACCGGCGAAACTTTCGAATATGCTGTAAAGTATCCAATGGACTTTCAACCGAATGCAATGATAATGTTGATCGATCCGACGCTTGAGGCACTTGATATGGGCCTGCCAGACAAGGCGAAAAACCTACTGAAAGAAAAGGTGTTTGTAGCACTTTCGACTATTTTGGGCATAGATAAGGATAAAATAGCAGACGCACAAGCGGACTTTGAGAACTTCAAAGAGGCACCCGTAACATTGCCGCCGCCATTCGGCGGAGATTCAGGGGGTGACGAATGATAGCAACCTATGTAACAATGGCCATATGCATGTTTATTGTCGCCGTCATGGTGTATCAAATTGCGGTAATATTGGACAATATGAGCATTGAACTTTTGACAATACGTGATCGCCTCAGCAGGCTTAATCAGCAATACGAACACCTGAATGACAATCTGTTGGACAGGGTGCCGGTTGCCGACCTCACCCATACACATATGCAAGGCGATTTTCATTTAGTGGAGATGCCGAATTAATGGAATGGATTAATGCAAAAGAGAGGTTGCCAGCCCCGAGGGAATGGGTATTGTGTCTGTGCAAATTGAAGTCTGATATATTAAAAAACCATCACCCTATAATGTTTGAGGCTCAACATGTTCGGGGTCGAGGCTGGTTTGATTGGTGCGGTGATAGTGAGGGCGATGATTTTGAGGTATTATATTGGAGGCCAAAAAATAACTTGGAGATACCTGAATGCCTCGACCAATAAGCAATCCACGTAAAACAATGGATGATTTCAGCCGGGATTTTGAGGCTGTTACTGCTGAACTATCCGGCACAATACGCGGTTTTATTCGGGGCGGCATGACTCCACGCCGGGCAGCACTCAAGGCATATAAACAGCTTGGCATTCCCGACGAAATGGAAAAGCTGACACTGGACGGGGTGACGACTGTTATTGCCGGGGCCAGTGCAAGTATCGTAATGTCTGCAGACCCACAATTCAGAGAATGGTTTTTACACCATCATTTCCAAAAGGACAAGCTCAATCTTTCGAAACGAATTGCCGATACCGCCTGGATTGAAGATATAGGAGATAATCTTGCCGCCTCAATGAAGCGGTCCGGGAACTGGATTAAAACAGCCCGCAATTTAAACAAGGCCGATCTGGTTAAGGCCGATGTTGCCGGATATATTCAGGATGTGGATCGGGCAGCCCGCCGGGTAATGGCAGGCGACCAGCAGGCGATATCCGCATATAAAAAGTCACTTCGCAAGGCAAAACGACAGATTGAACGACTCGCAAAGGACGGGGCACCGACTACCAGGCTGAAAAAAGCCCACCAAGCCATTATAAAGGCCGCAGAGGGCAAAAGTGTCGAAGCCTTGAATAAGGCAATGGATAGAGAGATACGGGCAAAGGCCGCATATAACGCCGACAGAATAGCCAGAACAGAAATAGCCAGGGCATACAGTCAGGGAACATATACCCGGATATTAGACGATGAAGATGCCGTGGGGGTGCGCTCGGTTCTTGCAAGCAGACATCCAGAGGCCGATATCTGTAATTTTTGGGCAGAGGCTGACCTATACGGCATGGGCCGGGGCGTATATCCTACCAGTGCCGCGCCGCCATATCCGTATCACCCAAATGAGATATGCAACCTGGAAACAGTATACCGGGGTGAAAAGCAGGACGGTCAGATGGATGCTGGTGCCAATAAGTATATCGAAAAGCTATCTGAGAAAAACCAGAAATTACTTATGGGGGTAAAGGGCCGTAAAAACTGGATGAAGAATAAAAAGGGCTGGCGTAATCACGTAAAGAATTATAACGCGCCTCAGTCGATGAAATCACAGGTGGAAATACCCAAAAAATATATGGAGGCATGAACAAAAACATGAACAGTCAACTAAATGTTGACAAGTTGTTGAAAACAATATATAATTAGAAAAGGAGCTATTCATGGAATTTAATTCTCTCGATGATGTTAAGACCTACCTAAGCGGCAAGGACGGCGGAGTCGAAGCATATGACTTTGTTAACACTGCTATTCTAAATGAGCGCAGTACTTACAAGGGTCGTGTGTCTGAATTACAAGGCAAGTATGGTGTCCTGAGTAATGCACTTTCCAAACTTGGCTATGATTCCAGTAATGGGCAAGACCTCAATGCTTTTGTCCAGGGGATTGTCGATAAGGTTGCAAAGGTGGAGGACTCAGGCAAAAAGTTGTCCGCTTCTGAGCAGCGGGAAGCTGAAAGAGATAGTAAAATCGCTGATTTATCTAATCGGTTTGAACAGTCTCAGACAGAACTCACAGCAGAGCGGGCAAAAACAACAAACGCCTTAATGAAGGGTGATTTACTCAAGGCGTTTAATGGCAAATTATTCAGCGCGGAAATTCATGCCAAAGACCTGATCCGAGAGAATAAAGTTAAGTTAAAAGACGGTAAAACCGTTTTTATAGATGGTGAAAATGAAATAGCCTTTGATACCGGGGTATCCGGTTACATAGAGGCCAATTCAGAATCCAAAATAAACCAACAGAAGGGCGGGGCGGGCAGTTCCGGCAGTTCTGGCGGTTCCTCTCAAAATAAGGTTGTGGCAGAATCCGCTTTTAATAATATGAGTTACAGTGAGCGCGATGTCTTTATAAAAGACGGCGGCACTGTTAAAGACGACTAATTTTTTTAACATATTTTTGAAAGTAGGACATTATGGCTAACACCCTAACAAATTTATATCCTGATATTTACGATGCCAGGGATATCGTTTCGAGGGAAATGATCGGAATGATACCTGCCGTCACAATGAATTCAAAGGCTGCAGTTGCAGCAAAAGGTGAGACTATTCGATGGACAGTAACGGCTGATGGTAGCACATCGGCAGTTACACCAGCAAATGTCCCCCCTTCTCTTGCAGATGAGGTTATCGGGAATAGTACAATTACCCTTGACCAGTATTATGCAACACGATTCCATTTTAACGGTGAGGAAGAAAAGGGGCTCGGTAATGGCGGCATATACCGGAGTACTTTTTCCGAGCTGGTTGCGCAGAAAATGCGTGTAATGGCCAATCAGATCGAATCTGACCTGATGAAATTGTATACATATTCGTCCAGGGCCGTGGGCACAGCAGGGACAGCGCCGTTTGGTTCT